ATTAATAATATCTAGATATGTATATATGTATATATGTAAATTCTTTTTGTGGTTTATATCACTTTTTTAAAAAATATTGAAAAATAGTTGATTTTTATAAATTCATGGGTTATACTAGTATAGTCACTAAAAATACTTCTTCAGGGAGGTAACTTATGAAGAGTGTAGTATTAGCAACTTTAGCATTTATTTTTGTAGGAACATATTCTAATTATGTAGATAGACATAGACCCATTTATACCGCTGAACCTTTGGTGGCTGTCGAACAAGGACAAGCCACCTTTAGCCCTTTAAAGGGGCTCCTAGAGGCTCGTGAAAGCAACGCAGTGACCGCTAGTAGATCTAAGGCTCAATTTACAGATCCAAAGTCTCAAAGAGCAATTTTAGCCTATCAACATTATTTGAAGCAGAATGTTCCAGCAAAAGAATTAAACTGCTATTTTAATATCATAGACAGAGAATCAAAATGGAATCCGCTTGCAGACAATCCTAAGTCAACTGCTTTTGGTATTGGTCAATTTTTAAATAGTACTTGGGCTTTGGTTGACGCAAAGAAAACAACTAACCCATATGCTCAAATTGATGCAATGATCAAGTATGTAGATTTAGTTTATGAAGATGGTTGCAAGGCTTGGGACTTTAGAAAGTATAAAGGCTGGTATTAAGGCTTTTTGCCAAAAATCAAGGAAGAGTTATTAGTAGCATTCTGATTAAATGCTCTATCATAATAAGTCTTATCTTTAGATGACTTTCTTTCATTATTTTGTTGATGCTTTAATATTTCTTCATATTCAGGATTAAAGTATTTAACTATTGCTTCTCCTATAATTTTTCCATATTTATTTTGATCAATAGAATCATTTTGTCTACATACATTAATAGTTAAGGTTAAATATTCTTTGCTACCCCCATTGTTTTGTGGGTATGAACAATCTATAAGGTTATCCCTAAAGTTTTTAGTAATAGTCTTTCCTAATCCAGATACTAGATCATTTTCATCATATATGTATATAACTGGATTTTTGCTACCTAATTGTCTTTCTTTTCCTAAGTCTAAGGTGAGGTCTGCTTGGTTTTGAAAAAGTGCTTTTCTGTGCCCGCTATTCCTCTTTAAAAAGTCTTCTATAACGGTTGCTAAAGGTTTAAGGTCATCTATGCTTGTAATATAAATTTTAGCCATGTATTAATTATAACGCAAGAATTTTGTCAAAAGTTTCTTCCCAGTCAGCAGCCCTTGCTTGCATACTAAACTTTTCTTTTACAATCTCTCTATTCTTTTCTCTTTCTTCTTTTCTTACTTTTGGATCAATAAGTTCTTTAGCATGCTCTATCCATTCTTCTGGTGTCTTTGCTATTCTTCCAACACCATGCTCTGCTAGATATACATATTCAGGACTTGGGCTAGCGATAAAAGGAATTCCTGCTGCTGTATATTCAAGACCTTTAATAAATGACTTAGCATGGTTAAATTCTAGATCAGTTAAAGGTACTATACCAACATCTATTTTTCTAAACAGTTCAGGGTAAGACAAGATAGGTTTCATTGGCTCATGGGTAAAGTATTTATTTTTTAATCCTATTTGCTTCCATACTTCTGGAGCATTTTTAATACTTCCAGAGTGATGAAATTTACATCTTTGTTTTTCTATAAATTCACCAAAATAAGGATTTAAGTTTTCTAGATCACTACTACGCCAAGGTGTTGCACCAACCCAACCATATGTTGGCAAGTGTCCAGAATGATCATTTCTAACTTTCCATCTTTCTAAATCTATTCCATTACGAACTAAATAAACTGGTTTATCTGGATGTTTCTTTTGATAAAATTCTTGAAGAAAAGGGGTAGAGGTAATTAACGCAGTAGCCTTTTCAATAATCTTAAAATAATGTTCTCTATTATTGTTTGGGTTCTTAGAAGGGTCTGTCATAGTATAAGCAAGATTAGTCTTAGCAAGACCTTCCATATGATCATCTAAATCAACAACTATTTTTTGTCCCATTGAAATTGCTTTATCTACTTGTTCTACAACTTTTTCTAACATAATAAGTTTAAGTACAACTATGTCCCAGCCATGAATTGCTTGTTGATCAGGAATTAGTATTCCAAATCCATATTTATCGTTATACCCTGGCATACCCATACCAGCCTCATATTTGTCCTTTTTTAACTGTTGTAGGGGCAAATAACACCTATACCAAGCACATCCATTTGGTTGTATAGGCTTTAGTCCAAAAGCCCAGTCATAGGTTAAAAATCCAATAGTTGGTTTGCTCATTAATTAATGCTTTCTTTATTAGGTTTAGGCATTGAGAATGTGTTATCTTTATATTTCCAACCAACATGTGGTCCATTTAAAAATGGATCTCTATCTGTAATTTCAACTATAATTGGATTACTTTGTAATATAGCAGCCATTCTTTCATCACACATAAAGGTTTGAACTACTTCTTCATCAATGATAAATGCTAAAACTACTTGTCCATTATATATTTTATCTGTAGATATTTGAATACCCTGCAAACTTCTATCTTTCTTTACAGATGGCATATTACCACTTTCCTAAAGGACAGTTAGCGTGGCCTAGTTGAGCCTTAAGATCCATAAAGCATCCACATTCCTTACATTGACGAGTTGGTTTAAACAGTCTATCACAGTTCAAGCAAATATTCAAGCGTTTGTCAAATTCTTCTTTTGATACCTTTTCTATATTAGGATTTATCATGTCCCAAGGACGAACAGAGTCTCCAGCATTTTTTTCTTTCCAAAGTTCCCACTTACTTGACATTATGAACCAACGATCGTTATATCTTGAACAGCAGATGACTCTAGATAGTTACTACCAGGAACAAATATTACTCCAGATTGATGTCCTTTATTTGGATTAGATGCTGTGTAAGAAATAGCACTTCCATAAAAGTTACTAGAGTCGTCTCTTCCTCTAACTGTTATAGTATCTCCAGATGTAGTTATTTGTATTCCGTTTATATTGTCGTTACTTGCAACGGTACAGGGTGAAAATGAAGTAGAAGCATTACATGTACTTCTTAATAAAATATTAGTTATATCAGATACTGTTCCATTTACTGAGTTTAATAATCTAATATAAAAATTATATCTTGTTCTAGTACTGTAGTTATAACCAGTGGAGCAAGACTCACATCCCCAAGGAAATCCATTAGCGTCTACTCCATAACAAAAACCTCTAGGAACACAGTTTTCAAAACTACCAGTTATGTAACTCTCAGAGCCAGTTGTATAGTAGGTTACTCCTGCCCACCAGTTATTTTGATCTTGAAGCCAAAAAACAACACCTGCTCCTGCGGATGTAAGAGACATAGTTGCTGTAATATTTTGAGACCTTAAGTCAAAACTTGTTAGTATTGGATATGAACTAGATGAAGTAGATGTTGAGACAGTATCTCCATCTGTAGACCAAGTTCCCCTTATAGGATCCCATCCATTTAAAATATTAAAACTGTCAGATATGCTAGGGTTAAAATTCTTAACTTGTTGAGGTATTAAACCTTTAATAGTATTTTGTTTATTTAAAGTCTTATTTTGACTTAAAGTAGATGAACCTATTCTCATATATCAATTATACAATAGCAAAAGAGGGTAGAATTTCTCCTACCCCCTTTATTTTTAATTTTTATTTCTTTTTAGCAGGTTTGGCTTCTGGCTTTGCACCGATACCAAATTTGCTATCTTTTGGATTAACTGCACGAATAACAACCCAAACTGCTGCAGAAACTGCTGAGTTTAGAATTGTTCCTAAAGCATCTCCAGTTAAAGATGTTAGGTCTGCACCAGTAGCAACAAATTGTGTTACTAATGCGATAACAAATGCGTTCAAGGCTGATCCAAGAACTTTTTTGTTTAGTACTGATTCCATTAATATCCTCCTTTAGGACATTGATTATATAATTGTACACCCCATGCTTGGTGGTGTCAATACCTTAACTTATCTCTAGACCGCTTATATGAAAACTAACTGCAGCGTTGCTCGCTACCAGCCTAACGGTATTTGTGGCTACTAAAACCTGTTTAGCATCAATTATCACAGAGTCTCTTGGGGGAACGGTTGATTCTACAGCCAAACCTATGTTATTTAAAAAGATAGAATATGTTCTTGCAGTAGTGTCTGAATTACTAACTACAATATTTGTAATTAAAGTTGTTGTTGCAGATGGTACTGTATAAACAGTGCTAGCAGAAGTAGGTGATACTGCTGGTGTTGCACCTCTATATATTACCTTAAATGTATTTGCCATTTTTCTCCTATAGTCCTAACAGTGCTAGAACTTCTGTATTATCTATTCTACCACCTAAAGTTCCATGTTCTTCTATTCCAACCCAACTTGATCCAGACCATATGCTTTGTTGGTTAGTGTCCTGTAAATACGCTATTGTGCCTTCAACTGGTGCATTTATTGCTGCGTCTCTAGCAGAAGAGTCAGCAAATATATTTATTCCAGAAATTGCGGTTGCTGTACCACTAAGGGTAGTGCTGCTACCTACGTTTAAATTGCCACTTAAAGTAGAATCATTTGATACTGTTAAATTGTTAGATATAGTAACATCATCTGGAAGACCAATTGTTACAAATCCACTAGATGCTGAAAGACTAATTTCATTAACAGTTCCAGCCAAAGTTAATACAGCACTTGCAGCAATTCCATCTAAAAGATCTTTAAATGTTTTTATATGACTATGGATACTGTCTGCTGCTGGAGTATCTGTTGCTCCATCAAAATTTTCAACACCAAAGTGATATGCTAAAAATGCTTCTCTAATATTTGCTGGGTCAGTAAGTTCTGGTATCAGGGTATCAAATTCTACCGCTGGATAATTCGCTGCTATACTAATTAATTCTGCCATATGTCTCCATTATACAGGGAAGGTATCCTTAAATTCGTACCTAACGTCAGCATTAAAGGTAGCAGCATTAGTTACTGATAACCCAAATACAATATCATCACCTGAAATATATTTGACAACGGTATAGTTTATAGTTCCACTACTTACTACGCTAGGGGTACTAGATGAAATAGTTGTTCCATTATGAATAATTCTTTCTTCGTGAAATAGATAGTTTCCATTTTGACTTATTTGTAACTTTAAATCTACAGTTCTTAATTGATCTTTGCTTACCGTTCCTAATACTACAGATCCAGAAGATGATATAGTTACACTTTCAAGGTCAAACGTTGAATAGTTATATTCTGTTACAATATCTGCAGTATTTAAAATCATTTGCATAGATGGCTGATTATCAGATATTAAATATAAAACATCGGGGGAGTTAAATGGTACTTTAAATATAATATCTCCATCATCATCGCCATTATTAGTTACACCGTCATTATATATAGCACTTGCTGCATACGAATAAGCACTTCTAATATAGGCTGGATTTCCAAGGGTATTTACAGATAATTTATATAATTGTCCTCTTAATAACTGTACTTCTTGTGTTTCTATACCACCAACATAATATACTTGTGGATATAATGTACTAGTAATAAATGCTTGTGTATCTATGTCAAAATATGTAAATGATGCTGAAGTTGCTGAAGCACTTGTTATATCATAGATATTGTAGTAAGTTGCGTCATTTATAGGTCCTTCTGGTCCTGTTGCACCAGCAGGTCCAGCGGGTCCAGCATTTCCAACTGGTCCTGGAGGTCCAGCAGCACCAGTGGCACCAGTAGCACCAGTAGCACCAGTAGCACCAGGTGGAATTACTAAGTTTAAGAATGCACTTGCAGATGTTCCAGTAAAATAAGCACTAGCGGTTGCACCACTTGTTACAGATCCAATTGCAATATTTGTAAATGGTCCAGCAGCACCAGTTGCACCTGTTTCACCTTGTAAACCTCTTAATCCAGATTCTAAAATAAATTGCCAAACACTATCGTCACCAGGAACTGCGGTATATTGATAAATTGATCCATAATCTAGATCGCCAGTATTGCTATTAATAAATAAGTCTCCAATTATAGGAGATTCATTTAAAAACACAACACTACCTGATCCAGTTGGTGTACCAGGGCCAGCAAATATATAACTTCCCCTATCGCCCTTGGGACCAATGTCTACTTGTAAATCAATAGAAGATGGTGGACCAATAACGGTAATTTGATCTGTACTTACTACTGGACTAATTGCCATTACGATTCTCCAGTTTTTCTAACATCCTGATTTACGGATAGTGCTCCAGTTAATATTGTATAAACTGTAGAAGAAGATGTTTTTGTAATTTCTAAATCGTAAACATAAGATGAACCAGTTAATTGATTACCAAATGTTGGACTAATTTTGCATGTAATGCTATCTGTAGATGCGTCAACAGAAGCACTGCCGTATCCAACAAATTTAGTTGCATCTCCTCTTTCGCTTGCTACTATAAATAAACTAGTATATCCTGTTAAATCAAATGCACTACCATCTGGATTTTTAGGATTTACTACGAAATCATATTGATCGCCACGGTAATAAGAAATATTATATGTTGCAGGAAATGCCATTTAATTCACCCTCCTTAATTATATCACTATGCCCATGAATTAGGGTCTATTTTTAAATGTTCCCAAGACTTCTCACAGCCACACTGCTCTAACTCATCCCAATCGGTAAAAAAAGTAGGGGGCATAAAGTTATCTTCTTTCTCATCATATTTATACCCAATACCAGCATATATTTTACCTTCTATATCTAAATATGTTTCTACCCATTTTTGATTAGGAAATGATATTTTCATTTGCTCTAAAGATTCCCCTGCTAATATTGCTGTCACAAAATTATTTTCATCAACTGCTGCAAAATTTTTTATATAACTCATTGTCTATGCTCCCATAATATAATTAGTCCAGTTCCACCCTTTTTACCTGCTCCACCGCCACCGCCAGTATTGTTTATTCCATTATCATTAGCGTTTCCTCCACCGCCAGTTCCACCTATTCCACCAACTGATCCTCCACCACCGCCACCTCCACCAAATGTAAGTGCACTAACTATTTGTGAACCAGAATTAATAAAAGTTTGAGGAAGTGGTGCATTTAAAGTCACACCAGGTCCACCATTTCCACCAGTACTTCCAGAAGCATTTCCTCCTGCTGATACACAACTTCCACCACCACCGCCAGCACTTGCACCGCTAGCACTTCCACCATTAAACCCATGTCCAGTAGTCCAATATTCTCCACCATTTAACCTTCCCCAAGATCCACTAGCACCAGCACCTGCTCCACCACCAGTTCCAGCAAAAAATCCAGGATTTCCAGATGGACCACCACCTCCACCACCAGGTGAAATTAAAATAGTTGAATCATTTATTGGGTTAAGATTTCCACTTCTTGGAGTTGCTCCTACCGTATAAGCAAAAGTAGATATACTAGCATTATTTCCAAACATTGTTGGACCACCTGCTTCACCATGTGTATTTGTGTCCTGTAATCCATCTCCACTACTTTGTCCACCAGCGTCTCCACCAAATCCAATCCAATAATACCAAGTTGTAGCATTTCCTACAAAATATTTTTTTATATACGTTACTACACCACCACCTCCACCACCATGACTTGGTGATCCACCACCACCACCACCAATTAATGCAATATCAATAAAATCAACATTTGAAGGTCTTGTCCATATTCCATTTGTTAAAAAAAATTGAGCATTTCCTAATCCAACAGAAACATTATTATATTTTGTTTTTAATTTTCCATAAGCAACATTGTTATCTAATGAATGTATATATGATGTATTTATTCTTCTTACACTCATGATGAAAACCACTCTCTAATTAAAACTACCCCAGTTCCACCAGTTCTACTACCCACAAAATTTGTTGGAGAGGCACCACCGCCTCCACCTCTTCCGTTAGTTCCAACAGCATTATTTCCACCGCCACAGTCTCCACTAACACCACCGCTACCACCAGCACCTCCACCGCCATAGCAAACAGCAGAAAATGGTGATTGTAATGTTATTCCAACTCCACCTGTACCACTACTAGCGGTACCTCCTGCTCCACCACCACCACCACCTGGACTACCAGTAGTAGGAGAAACACCTCCACGACCTCCATATGCTTGCCAAGCAACTTTTCCTGATGTTGGTTCACCAATAGCATAAGGAACCATTCCATAAGTGTTATTTGCATTATTTGAGCCAGTACCACCAGCAGAGCCTAAACCAAATGAACCAGCAGATCCACAAGGGTGTCCACCACCGCCACCTCCAGGTGCTATCAAAGTTCTTCTTAAGTTACTAGGATCAATACCAGTTAAATTTGCTAAAGCAAATGAGTTAGAAATAGGAGAAAAAATAGTTGGGTTTCCTGCATGTCCCCAAGAATTTCCAGAACAGTTATCAGTACCATAAACAGAGCCAGTAGCATTTCCACCTATAAATATATACCATGTATTATAGTCTCCAATATAAAATTGATTAACCTGAACAACAGCACCACCACCTCCACCAGCACCACGTCTTGGTCCCGATACTGTTTGAGCGGATGAACCTCCACCACCAACTGATCGACATTATTAACTTATTTCTGTACCAAATACAGATATTGAAACGGAACTGCTTGTTCCAGATGCCATTATATATTTACCAGCCTGCATTGTAATACCTAGTGTCAGTGTCACTGTATCATTTGCAGGCACTGTAGAACCGTAAACAATAAATTCGGATGAAGCAGGTGATGTTGATCCAGAGACTGCAAGTCTATATGTTTGAGCACTAGCAGTTTGATTGCATATTACAATTGTTGAAACTATCCAAGATCTCCCAGTAGCAACTGGGCCAGCAACTGTACTATATGTTCCAATTGCACCAGCAACGTTTGCTTGTCCTAAAATTCTATAATCTACTGCCATTTATGCTCCCATCAGTAAAAAAGGATGAACCATATTATCTACATATCTTTTTGTAGCGGCATCCTGATCTACTCTTGGTTCTGCTAATCCCTTAACAGTACCACCAAATTGACTAATTCTAATTGAAGAAACCTCTAATGGATTATCAGGATCATTATGCGTTAATTGATCTAGTGGCATAATATCTCCTATGCTTGTGCTTCAGTCCAGGATAGACGTCCCAATACACTTGCTGATGCTGATGTATTTAGGTTTGTTACAACAATTGTTAATGTATCTGGTCCATCTGGATAAATATTTGTATTAGAGTTTGTAGATCCACCACCAAGAATAGAGTTACCCAAATCACGAACTGTATTAAGATCAACGCTATTAGCACCAGTTCCTACGAAGAAACCTGCAGTTACTTCACCACCAGATACTGTTGTGCTTCCACCTGCATAGTTTGCAATTTGTGCAAGACTTGAATTTTGTACTGTAGTTACGTTATTTACAGCATTTGTCCATGCTGTAGTTGAAGAAGGAGTACCGTTTAATATTGCAGTAATCAAAAGATTAGCACTTGATGTACTTGTTGTAATATCTAGTGCACGAAGAACTAACTGCATTCTGTTAATAAGTTCTCTTGCACCAAAAGCACCTACTACACCTTGGTCTACAGATGGAGCAACACGAATTGAGAAAAGTGCTCTAGATGAAGATGCTGGTACTGATGTAAATGTAGTTTGTCCATATGTAAATACTAAGGATTTATCATCATCAAACCTACCATCCATAATTACAGAAGTACCCCAGTGACTTATTGTTGGAGCAAATGTTGGGAATGCTTGTTCAACAACTACTGGAGCAGTTGCAGAGTAGGTAAATGATTGACCGCTTGTTGCACCCATTGGTGGGAATAGAACATCAGTAGGGTTGCTTGATAAAGCAGCGTTGCTAAATGTTAGAGTTGTTCCTGAAATATTTGTTAAGAATGTTCCTTCTGGAAAGGCTGTACTTACAACTCTTTGTCCAATTTGTAAACCAGATGCAGAACCAATAGTTCCACTATTTGATCCACTTGCTACTGTTACTGATTGGTTTGTTGTTAAACCTGCTTGTGCTCTAGTTAAACCACTAAATGCACTTGCAGAAACTCCTGTATAGTTAACATATTCATACTTGCTTGCATCTCTAATGCAAAGAGTTCCACTTGGTGGGAATCCCGCAGTACTTGAAACGTTTAATACTGTGTCGGAAGCACCAACATTTGATGTAATCATAGTTACATATGGGAATGTTTGGCTTTCATATCTTGCTGGTAAGTTACCAGAACGCATATATGCTTCGCTATTTAAATTGTTATTTGGTTGTTTGTGTACATATAGAACGTCACCTTTAGGGCCTCTTACACCCCAGCGAATAAATCCTGCACCATACCAAGAATAATCAATATAAAACATTTGCATCTTAGATAAATCAATATTATATCCAGATAATCCAGTTCCATCTATTTTATCTAAATTAAATTGAGATTGAGGAATCTTTGTATCTACCGTCTTAGAAGCAATAATATGTGTTGCTGTTGCTCCTCTATAAGATGGGCTAATTGTCATAGAAGTATCAGAAGCAATATCTTGTACTTTATATGATTGTCCACGAATTACTATGTAATCACCAGGATTTAATTGTTTTGAAAATATAGTTGGGAAAGAAGCAGTTGTTTGAGTTACTGTATTTGAACCACTTGTAACACTTAGTCTACCTGCTAATTGAAAAGTAGATGATCTTCTTACTGCAAATAATGTTTGTCCATCAAATTCAAAGAATAAACCATTTTGACTATCAAAAATACCTAAGCGGTTTTGTGCACCATACCATCCGTTTACTGCAACATAGTATGGACCTGAACCAACGTTTGCAGAAGGGGTTGTTGCTGTTGTGTATTGGAAAGTATTGAATCCAGTTACAGATGTTACTGTAAATGTTCCGTTATAAACAGGATCTAAACATCCACTCATTGTAATAGATGTTCCTGGAAGTATATTGTGTTTTTCTTTAGTTTGTACTGTTACTAAGTTTCCTACTGCTGTAACAGAATCTAATTGTAAGTTTGGTTTTAAGATTGTTCCAGAACTTGCTTGAATTCCCTTACCTGATTGATAACGGAAATAACGGCGAGTTTGACGAACCATTTGTTCATAGTTAGAACTTGAGTTACTTGAGAAGATAACTCCACCATCAGTTGGACGATGTAAAACTTGTCCTTGAGGTAGGTTATATATTGTTCCACTTGCTATGGTTCCAGTAGGTGTTGCTGCTGCATAAAATCTAAATTGAGTTGGGCTAACTATAGTTGCTACAATGAAAGATCCATTAGGTGGATTTGTTGTTGCGGTTGTTCCTGTTACTACAATTTCGTTACCAATTGATAATCCATGAGGAACTGTAGTTGTTGCAGTAATTTGAGTTCCAGAAAATGACCATGTTGGAGTTCCTCCAATTGCAGCACTTGTATAAAGAGTTCCTTGGAATATAGCAGTTTTATTAGCATCATATATAGCAGTAACTGCTGTTGTATTTGCAGCACGTGCTGTATATGTAGCAGTGTTTGATCCACCACCAGATTCAATGATAAAATTACCATTTGCAATACTTAAGAATGAATCTTGAACAAATATTGCAGTACCGTTTGCTGGAAAGGTTCCAGAAGATAGCACAACAGTAACTGTTCTAGAGTTTGTGTTCATCGTCATGGATGAAATGTTAGGGATTTGAATTGCTGTAGTAAAGGCAAATGGTCTTTGGTTAATCATAGATAAGTTTTCCCATTTAGTAATCTGTGTACCATATTCAAAGTCAGTATCAATAAGTGCTTGTGGTGTAGTTACACGAAGTTTATTAGTTGCGTCAATATAAGATTCGGCTGGTAAAAATCTTTCTTCATATTCATCAATAATTATTTGTAATTTGTCTGTAGAAGACATTGATGTAGTATTGTAATTTAAAACTATGGTTGTTGTTTCTACCATTGATGAGTTGATAGAGTTGCTGTATGATGTGGCTTTTAGTGCTGGGTCAGAGAAGTTATAGATTACTTGATTAGTTGTAACATTTGTAATTAATGTTAATTTTTCTCTAGGAATAAATTTATTGTTAATAACAATAGTTCTTGTTGATGGTGTGAAAGTGTAATCTAATCTTTCTAATATTTCTCTTGACATATTTTATCCTCCCAAGGCTATATCTATCGCTCTGAACGGATATATCCTTGTTCTTGTTGTAGTAGATGGCCCTGATACTATTGTAGCATCACATGTCGCTCCAGTTGGAACAGGTCCTGCAAATGCTATATATCCTTCATCGTCTATCCTAAAACCTTTTCTTGGAACCATTGATTGCCAGACAGTTTCGGGAAAGTCTACTGATTGTATTATACCATTAATTGAAATTGAAAGTTTTAAAGGATTTGTAATTGCTACACTTGCACTTTGATATGTTGGTAAAAATCTACTTTGTACACCGTTGAATTGTGGAGATAGATCATCAAGTGGTATAACTTCTATTTCTGATTGTAAAACAGAGTTTTCGGTTGGACCTGCAGTAAGTTGAATTCTATTGCTTGCATCATTATAAGTTGCTATTAAGTTTGAATGGAAACCATGGTTAAATAAACTAGATACAGCATCTTGAATGTACTCTATACCAGTAGAGTTAGAAGGTACATATTGAGCAGATGCAGAAGACTGGGTCAAGAACACTGCAGAGGCTGCATTGATCTGTTGTGTGGTATTTGCAGAGGCTGAATTAAAGGCTAGGGTACCAGGAGAAGCATCTATTAAACTATTTATTCTATTATCTACATATGTAACAAGACTAGATGATGCTGAATTTATATAAGGAATAGCAAAATAATTTAAACTATTCCATAAAGTTATACCGTCACCAATTTTAAGTTTATTAGTATCTGTTTCTAGACCTATTTCACCGCTAGAAAGAACAGGGTTTTCAAAAGTCCAAGATGAGGCTAAACCTCTTCGAAGTTGGATCTTAGTTGCCATTAAATTACTTCACCCTTACTTATTATAGCATTAAGACTAGTCTGTAATTAATTCTTCCCATATCCCTTTATTATCATTCCATACATACCTTTTGTCATCACTTGGGTATGGAACTGGGGATTCCCATCTACAAGTATCTTCGTTTAATACCCATTTATTAAAAGGTTTTGGGGGTATAAAAGCATCTTTTTCTTGATCATATTTATAACCTATTCCAGCATAGTTTTTACGATAGTTACCATTATAAGAAGTTCTTTTACATACTTGATTTCTAATGTTACCGTAGAATGTTTCCCAAGCCTCTGATGATCCACCAACTTGAGTGCCATCTAAATCTGTTTGTATAATTTCTTCGTCAACACCTGTTATTATTTCTGTAACAATATTGTCTGGATTTAAAAATGCGTAATGTGCCATTATGAAAAAATCACCGTTCCCGTTCCTGATGTAAAAGTATAAGTTTTAAAGCCACCTGAAGTAAAATTTGTTGAAGTTAAACCCGCACCAACTGTAAGTGTAAATGTATCTGGAAATTTTATTATTACTATTCCTGAACCACCATTACCACCAACTCCCATATCTCCTTGGCTTCCACCAGTACTACCAGTCCCTCCACCACCACTACCAGTATTAGTACTTCCAGCACCACCTACTGATGATGCTCCTATTACAGCAGAACCGCCTCCTCCAGAACCACCACTACCTGAAGTTGTTCCATATCCACCAGTTCCATAAAATATTGAACCTCCACCTCCACCCGCTCTAGTAACAGAAGATCCACTTATACTTGAAGCAACTCCAGATCCTCCACTACCACCAACACTACCAGTTCCATTACCGCCAAGTCCTCCAGCACCCCCACCACCACCTGCTCCAAAAGCATATTGAGACTCACTACCAATTCCACCAGCGTATCCTTGACCAGAAGTTCCTTGTACCCTAGAAGAGGGATCAAAATTTCCTCTACCCCCTCCAGATCCACCAGTTGGTGCAGCGGCATTACCATAAAATCCACGACCTCCTCCAATTGAAATAATTGAAGAAAATACAGAATTTTCACCATTTCCTGCTGCTGATCCATTAGGGTTTCCACCAGTACCACCAGATCCAACTGTTATTGTATGATTAGATTCGGTTATATTTAGAATAGTTTCAGCGGAACTGCCACCACCAGATGTTCCTGTAGATGTTCTATATCCACCTGCACCACCTCCTCCAGCGTTTCCACCTCCACCTCCAGCAATAACAAGATAATCAACATTTATAGAAATTGGATTAGACCTAATTGATGAAATAATTTGACCAGATCTATTAGATTTTTGTGCACCAAATATATTAGAAGTACTAAATTTAGTAACAGCCATTAAACAATTTCACTTCCAAATATTCCAAAACTTACAGAAGCACTAGAAGCGTAAACTGTTATAACATCTGCTGCATCTGCAGTTAGTCCCAAAGTAAGTGCTATGGTATCATTTGCAGGAACAGTTGCTCCAAAAGCAATGTAATGTTTATCTGCTAACGTTTCACCATTTGGTCTCATTGCTATTCTATAGGTTGCAGCAGTAGCAGCACGATTACATATAGTAACACTAGATATTGCAACTTGCGTTGCACTAGGAACAGTATATAAAGTAGTATCTGTAGTAGCAGCAGGCGAAGCCTGTGCAATTATTTTATAATTTTTTGCCATTTTAACCTCCCATATTCAAATATATATCTGGATTATTGTCTACGTCCAATGCTTGGACGGTAGTAATAAGATCTGCCATTTCTCTTGCTTTACTCATATATTAATTATATCTCCTTTTAGTTTTATATACCCTCTAGACTATATTCTTCTGCTTCATTACCCTCTGAAATCCATTGCAGATATTCTTGATAATCATTGTTTGCTTCATCAAAAGGAATGGAGGCACTGTCTGATATTCTTTGTAATATTTGTCTATTGTTTATTAGCAATATTTTATACATATTATAATTCTATCACCGCTACATAATGAGCACCAATTAAATATCCAGCAGGAGATTGTGTTGCTGTAGCATAAATTGCAAAACTATTTTGTCCAATATATTCAGCAGTTCCAGCAAAATTAGTACCAGCACTAAGTCCTCTAATACTTCCAGTAGCACCTGTCTCTGGATTATATATAGTTACAGTTGGTGTTGCTCTCATAGTTGTTTTTAAATAAATAGGTATTGCACTTCCGTAAGCACCTGTTGTTATTGAAGACCATATTACCAATCCAGCGTAATCTAATGCAGTTCCAGGATTAGTTCCTTGGGCATAACTTTTTTGATAATATCTTTGACACTCTATTAAACTTTGTGCAAAAGTTTTAAACTCAAATGGTGTAGCAGTAGCACCAACTTCAAGTTGAATACCAGTTACTTGCCAATAGTTGTTAGTTGCTGATGCAACGTTAACTTGACCAACAAAACGATTAGCAGTAGTAGCACTAGCCCAAGAAGTTTGTAAAGTACCAGAAGTAAAGTTACTTCCTGCACCTAAACCAAAAATAGCATAAAGACTTAAAGCATTATCATTATCAAAAGCACCAGTAGTATCTGCTGCAAAAGTAATTGTTTTATATTCCCAAACACCAGATGCAGAAATTGTATATTGTTTTGATGTTTGACGAGTATTATCATTATCATAAAGTTCAGCAACATAAGTACCAGTAACATTTGATTTAACCCAGAAAGAAAGAGTTAATTGTTCGGCTGCTGCTGTACCTTTTTTAATTGTTTGAAGATTTTGACCTTCAAGTGTTGTAAAGAATTGTAAATTATCTCCAGCAGCAGGTGAAGCATCGGCTGTTGTGCATAACCATTTTAATGATTTACGAAAACCTGAACCAGTTGGTGCATCATTTTCAACAGATATAGTCCAAGTACCTTGAGTGGTTATGCCTTCGTTCCATCTATCTGCAGTTAAATATCCACCAGAAGTTACTGATGAAACAGAAGTACCGCGTTGTGCAATCTGCATATCACCATTAATAATAATGTTTCTATTAGGGAACTGGTTCAATGCTTTAGTCTGATATGTAGAAGCCACCTCAGCGTCAGTAGCCAGTGTAGTATTAGAAGATAAAACCTTTGATATATCTCTTGATCTAGCCATGATTATTTATACCCCCCTTAATTCCTATATCCGTAGACACGAATAGTTCCTGTAAATGTTCCAGTATTAGTAAAAAATGTTATTCCGTCATAAGAAGTATTTTGATTATGAATACCTGACATATTACGAACACGAGATACATCTTCTGCTTGTTGCATCTGTGCTAATATTGCAGTTTTTTCAGCAAAAAATGGTTTAAAAAGTTTCATATCTAAAGCATTTGGATTTCCACTACCAACTTGCCCAAGAACTCCATAAGTAGTAGTTTCTCTAACACCAGCAACGGTAGTGCTATTTCCCTGAACAGATTGTGATATATAAGAACCTGCAGTACTATTATCAGTTCCACCAACTCTCATACGAAATTGTAAATTTGCTGCAGTTGTAGATCCATCACCAAAATACATTATTAAATAACTATCGTAAGAAGAATTAAATATACCATTTAAACTTATTGATGAAACTGAACCTGTAAAGGATACTGCTCCTGTTGAAGAAATTGAACCACTGCCACCAGTTGCAGCGATAGAAGTTGGTATAATTTGAACTAACCCACCAGCAGCCGTAGGAGCATATGTAGCAGAGGCTGTTGCTGCAGTAATTCCAGCAGCCTGTGTTAAATATGTGCTACTAGCACTAATCTTAGTTAAAAATTGATCATCAGTTTGTGCAATAGTATAAGTATTAGGAACTCTAAAATTCTTTAAGGTATAAATTTGAATTACATCTCCAGATACCGCCGCTTCTGAGAGCACTACACTAGATCCGCTTGTAGCAGTATATTCAGAAGGTAATAATAAAATTCCATTGACATATACCTGCTCTAAGCCAGGGGTATAAGAAAGAGTATTTGAATTATCATCTAATCCACTTAATACAGTTGCAGAAGCACTTAATGTTTCTACCCATCTAGTAAATGTATTAGCAATCTTATTATCTATTTGTGTTTGTGTATATGTATTTCCTACATTTATATTGTTATAGGCTATGATTTCTACTATATACCCCGCTGTTAGGGCTGTAAGACCTGTTATAGTGGTTCCTGTGGTTGCTGTATAGTCAGCATCTCTTGCTAATAGAACACCATTAAGATATACCTGTTCAAATCCAGGGGTATAAATTAAAGATTCTCCATTATCATCATTACCAGATAAAGATGTTTCTCCACCTGCTACAACTTTTTGCCAGCGGGTAGAATTAACTAAATTTCCAGTAGTATTTAAAGGTACCCATTCTGTACCATTATAAGCATATAAGGCTTTTCCACTAGTCAATATTTGTGCTGATGCCATATTATTCTGCTACCTCTTCCCAAAGACATGTGCTTTCATTTAAAATGTAGTTGCCACTTGGTTTTGGCGGTATAAAAGCATCCAATTCTTCATTATAAGTATAACCTATTCCTGCATAATTCTTTCTAATATTACCATTGTATGAAGTTCTTAAACATCTTTGATTTCTAATAGAGCCATAATATTCTTCCCAATTATTAATATTATTTACTACTTCATCTTCATTTCTACCAGTAATAACTTCTGTAACTATGTTATTTTCATCTAAAAATGCATAATGTGCCATATTTATATCACCACCGATACGCTATCAGAACCTGCTGTAAAAGTTGTAACTTTATTACTTGCTACTGTTTGAGTTGAGGATGTTAATCCTGCTCCAATATTTAAAGTTGCATATGATGGATACCTTAATATAACTACACCAGAATTTCCATTTCCACCAGTTCCTGTATAACTACCAGTACCACCTCCACCAGTATTAACACCAGTTCCATCACCAACAGTTCCAGAATTTGATCCAGCACCTCCACCACCTCTTGTTACCGCAGATCCAGTTATACTGTTTGATAAACCATCACCACCGTGTCCATTTCCATCTGTATTTCCAGCCTCTCCAGCACCACCGCCTCCGCCACCTTGTGCATTATAGTTACCACTACCTCCAGAAAATCCTTGACCACCACTTCCGTTTCCACCAAAAGCACCAGCACCTCCACCGCCACCAGATCCTCCGCTAGCACCAGTTGTGCCAACAGTTGCCCCACCACCACCACCAAGTGATATTATATTTGAGAATGTAGAGTTTGTTCCATTTCCAGCAGTTATTCCACCACTTACTGGATATGTAAGACCAGTTCCGCCAGCACCAACTGTAACTGTAAAATTTTGACCTAAAGTTAAAGCAACTTGATTTTCTGCAGAAGAATTACCACCAGAAACTCCAGTAGAAGTTCTATATCCACCAGCACCTCCACCACCTGAACTTTGATTACCTCCTGCTTGAGTAGTTCCACCACCTCCACCACCAGCAATAACAAGAAAGTCTACCAACAAAGAATTAATATTATATATACTTGAACCAAACCATGTAGAATTTACTATTGCATTTATTGTAGGTGCAGATGCTGTAGAAGTATTTATCCATATTTTTTTATTAGTAGGAGAAGCGGATCCTACAAAAACTTCTTCAAATTCATCATACGCAGAAGTCGGGGTAGTAACTAATCTACTCACATCTCTTGCTCTAGTCATATTATAATCATACCCTCTTTATTTATTATATCCATATACGCTTAAACTTCCAGTTGCAGTTCCAGAACTTATTAATAATGTAAGCCCAGTAAATGGACCATTTGTATCTGCTAGCCCAAATGAATTTGCAATCCACTCAATATTTGTTCCTATATTTCTAGTAGTTGTAGAATATACGCTAGTATAACTTCCTAAATTATTATTCATTATTTCAATTATTGATCCAGCCTCTATATATCCATTATATATATATCCTACCTCTGTCCAAAAAGTTCCTACTGACGGCCTTGCTCCAGCAACAGATGTTGAATTTGCTGAAATATATTGACGATAATATGTGCTTGTTAAAATATCCCCACCTGAATTTCTCATTCTCATATTTATATTTGCTCCAGCAGTTCCAATAATATTATTTAAAACCAATCTATAATGATTATAATTTGAATTAAAAACATTTGTTAAAGATATTGCAGAAGCACTTGTAAAAGATACTGTTCCACCAGATCCAATTGATGATGTTCCTCCGCTAGTAGAAACTGATTGCGGAGATAACAATACTAGTCCTGAACTTGCTTTAGTAGCATAGGTAGCACTAGCAGACGCAAGCGTCAAAATCGAGGTATTCGAAGTTAAAATCTTACTTACATCTCTAGTTCTACCCATAATAATCTCCTTTAATTATAACTTAGATTCTATTTATACCCTGGCAAATTATGAAAGAACTGTTGCTAGTTCTTCTTCTGTAAGCCCGAGTCTTTCTAGAATTGCTGCTTTTGCTGCAGCCTTTTCTGTGGCTGCTGCTTCTCTTGCTTCTTGTTCTGCTTGCATTGCTGCACGATCAGCCAAGAACGCTTCAAGTTCAGCACCTTCTAACACTCTAACAACTGTTTCTCCAGTTGCTGCGTTAGTTTCAGATACTCTGATTTCTTCTGACATAATTTACCTCCTTTTCTTAATTTCTATATCCATAAACACGAATTGATCCTGTAATTGTTCCCGATGCTGGAAATATTGTTATTCCGTCATAAGAAGTTGTAACTGAAAGTGAACATCCATATGTATAAACTCTTCCATTGGTGCCATCACTAAAACTACAACCAGCATATATGTGAGTCCTTAAAGAAGAACTAAAAGGATTTCTAATACTAATATCACAACTGTTAGCCTCACCACTTTTTGCAATTCCTATTGGAAGACTTGTTCCAACAATATCATTTGTGGTAATATTTGCTTGGTCACTATTTCCACCATATTGCTTTCCATAATAATTAGTAGAAGTATTGTCTATTCCATTGGCTCTAACTCTTAAATTTAAACTTTGTGTTGTTGTTGAACCAGTATCGGATAGTGTAATTAAATAATTATCGTAATTTAAACTAAAACAACCATTTAAACTTACTGCAGAAGCACTTGTAAAGGATACAGCACCAGTTGCACTAATTGATCCACTACCACTTGTAACAGCAATAGAAGTCGGGGTAATTAAAGAAAGTCCCATCTCACTATCCAAAGCAACACTACCACTACTAGATAATATGTTTGCTAGATCTCTTGCTCTACCCATTTATATATACCCCCTTATTTCCTATATCCATAGACTTGAACTGTTCCACTAATATTTCCAGTAGACGCATACAAACTAATTCCATCATATGATGTTGTTACAGATGTACCTAATATTGCATGATTACCAGATAGCGTAGAAACTTCTGGAGCATATACGTTTTCATAATAACCACTTGTATATAGTGTGTTGAATGGATTTTGTAACTCTATAGTAAGTGGTGAAAAATTGTCAACACCTCTAGTATCATATAAATTCCAAAAAGTTGTTTGTCCTCTAGAAACAGTGACTGATCCAGAGTAGTTTACTCTATATTGATTATAGTTAGAAGAAGTGTTTGTAGTTCCACCAGTTCTTAGCCTAACATAAATTAATGCATCAGAAGTTCCTGGAACTATGTTAAATGATATTTTATAATTATTATAGTTTGTATTAAAACAATTATCTATATTTATTGCAGAAGTTGAAGAATGTGATGAAGAATTGGTTAGTATTAATGCACCCTTAGATGCTTCTCTTGGTCTAGCCATAATTTATTTTATACCCTCCATTTTATAATTCATTCCTATATCCATATACTCTTATAGTACCAGTTATATTACTTGTATTTGTAAATATAGTAAAACCATCATAAGCAGTGGCAACGTTGTGGCCCCAACCAAAAAATCTAAAAGCATTTCCAGTTCCATTTAAATTTTCACCAAGATTAGAAACACCAATAGTTGCTCTAGCAATAGCAGGTGAATTAACATTTAGATTAATATAACTTCTATCAGTATTTCCATAACCAATTAAAACAGATGTTTGAGCATTACTTTTAGATGCTGAAACAGTGGTATTATCTGCTGTTAATATTTGATTGTAATAAAGAGAAGATGAATTATCTGTGCCAGATACTCTCATTCTTAGAGAAATACCTAAACTTGCTGCCGCTGTATAATCTATTTGAACTAAATAATTATCATAAGTTGAACTAAAACAATTATTTATATTTATACTAGACTGTGCAGTAAAATCAGTTTTATTAATAAGAACCATACCACCATTAGTTCCAACTTTACTATCAACTTGAGTTTGAGTATAAACATTAGCAACATTAAATGGAACTATAGATACAACATCAATTACATCATCTACTACCGCCGCTTCATTGAGAACAATTGTAGATCCAGAAGAGGCTGTATACTCAGTTCCTCTCATAATTAAAGAACCATTTACATAAACCTGCTCTTTTCCAGGGGTATAAGATAAAGGTAATGAATTATTATCATTACCACTTATAGTAGTAGCAGAAGCAGATAAAGTCTTAGTCCATCTTGTATAGTCATTATATTTAGCATCTATTTGTGCTTTAGTATATGCATCAGTATAGTTAAATGGAACAACATTTACTACATCTATAATATCTCCACTAACTACCGCCGATCCTAGGGTTACCACCGAAGCACTAGTTCTAGCATAGTCAGTTACTGGTGTTAATAAAATTCCATTTAGATAAACCTCTTCGTATCCAGAAGTATAAGAGAGAGTATTTAAATTATCATCTACACCGCTAATCACTGTAGCAGAGGCTGAATAAGTTTTTGTCCAACGAGTACGATTATTATACTTAGCATCAATTTGAGCAGTTGTATAAGTGTCACCAATTTGTGCAGATTCAATATTAAATACTTCAACAACATCTCCAGACAATATTGCTTCGTCTGGTGTAATTACTGACGCACTTGTGCGGGTATATTCAGAAGGATCTAATAATATACCATTGATAAATACTCTTTCATAATTATTTGTATAGTCTAATACGTTTGCATAATCATCAGTACCAGTAATTGTTGTAGCACTTGCACTATAAGTCTTTGACCAACGAGTATAGTTATTAAACTTAGAATCTATTTGTGCTTGTGTATAAACATCTGCAATTTGGAATGATTCGTAAGAGTGAACTTCTACTACGTCAGTTACTTCTGCAGCAACAGATAAAACAATTGTGTTTCCAGTTGTCGCGGTATAGTCTGATCCTCTTACTAATAAAGTACCATTTATAAATACTTTTTCATATCCTGGTGTATAAATTAAAGATAAAGCATTATCATCTAATCCTGATAGTGTTGTTGCACTTGCACTTAGTACTTTTACCCAGCGTGTAAATGTTGCTGGAAGTAATCCTGAAGGTGCATCTTGGTCAGAGTCAATCCACAAACTTCCTGCTGCTAAACCAGTTACATCTGGTTGAGTTGATTGATAGTCAACAGCAGCACCACCACCACCTCCACCACCTAATGAAGCAGAAGCACTCCATGGAATATATGTTGCACATGCTGAAGATTGTGTTAAGTATGGGATTAAGGAAGTATTTGTATATGCACTAGCAGACGCTAATGCTGCGTTTGAAGCCGAAGTTAAATAAGTTTGCAAAGGTTGATTTAACCATATAGATGATGCAGAGTTCCATACAATAATATCTCCAGCAGAGGCTGAGGTAATTCTTACGTCATGTAGTTCTTCTAATTCGTAACCATTTTGAGGTTTTACATATAATCTACCAGAAGCAGCGTTTTTCTTTAATACTATTGCAACAAAAACTAAATGTTCTGGTGCTTGTGGTTTTACTGTAGACAAAACTCCAGGGCTAGCAGATATATATAAAGCGTCTCCTTCATTAAATCCATCTGTATTAATATTTCTTACAATACCTTGAGTAACTATAAATCCTTGTGCACCCGCTGCAATATTTTCATTAACAATACCAATTGTTAGTGCTGATCCAGTATCACCATCTGTACTATATGCTCTTTTTACTACTGGTCTTTGACCAGATGCACCATCAAGACGTACTACTTCACCTTTGTTTAATTGAGTTGCTTCACCATTATTTGCTAAAACTATAAGTTCTTGTCCTATACCAATATTTGAATTAGTTGTTACCTGTAAAGATAGATTTCCTTCTCCAGTATCCCAAGCAAGTGTTCCAACTGATGCTGAAGTGCTTTCGGGGGTGGTATCAAAAACAATATAATCAGGATAAGATACTGCATCTATATTATTTAAATTTCCATATACTGTACTAGCATTTATTGTTGTTACTAAATCTTTCCATAAACCATTTGAATATAATCTAACAGTATCACTAGTTGTATTAAAATAAATTTCTCCTTCTGACCCAGTTGCTGGATCTGAAGTTAAATTCGCTAGGTTTAATCCTGTTAAAAATTTCTTTGCCATGTTTTCCTTTGTTTGTGGGGATAAGTTTTACCCTACCCCCACTAGTTGTTAACCTGTTATTACAACACGATATGCATCAGTGCCTGGTGCTGCGGCAAAAGTTACAGTTACTGTGTTTGAGTTTGTTCTTGCAATGTCAACTTCTACTGTTTCGTAGGTTGCATTATCGTAAACATTTACAGTAACATCTCTTGTACCGAGATTGTGCGTGATTGCAAATGATGTTGCAGAGTTATTTCCAACGTTTGCTGAGTATTTAAGTGCAGCAACGTAGGTTGCAGAGCCATTGCTTGCTGACCATCTTGCTTCTGATTCATCCCAGAAGAATTCAGCATTAGCAGCGTCTCCACGTTCTATTTCAATACCTGCATCTGTAGAAGGTGCACCAGTGACATTGCTGTTCAATAGTACTTTATTATCTTCTACTTGAAGTGTTGCGGTATTTAAATAAGTTGTGCTTCCTGATACTGTTAAGTTTCCGTCAACTGTTAAATCTCCAGCAACAGTTACGTTGTCTGGCAATCCTACAGTAATATTACCTGCTGATGCAGATACGGTTACTTCGTTTGCAGTTCCAGTTAGACTTAATACACCTGTGTTAGTGATAGTTAGGTTTGATCCTTCACCACCACTTCCAGAAACGCTAATTCCATTTCCAGCACTTGCTCCAGCAACATAGTCTCCAGTTGTATCTGTTCCTAATGCTACAGAGTTTGCTTGAATTGCAGCAGTGATTGTAATGTCTGATCCACCATTAAAACTTGCACTACCACTTAGGTCTCCGCCTAAAGAAATAGTTCTTGAGTTTTGTAATGTTGTTGCAGTATTAGCATTGCCAGTTGTATTAGCATTAATTGTACTTGGCAAACTGATAGTTACAGCACCTGCTGATGCAGATACGTCAACTTCGTTTGCGGTACCTAAAACACTAGTTACTCCTGTGTTAGCAATTGTTAATGTTCCAGTGCCATCGTTGTAGTCAATGGAAATTCCATTACCTGCTGTTAATAAATCAGCAACTGCATCTTCTAGTTGTTCAACGCTTTGACCAATTACTTGCCATGCTGAAGCGGATCCATTATAATACTTTAATTGTGCATCAACTGTATTATAGTAAATTTGACCAGCAACAGCAGGATTTGGATCAGCACCTAAGTTTTGAATACGAGCATTCTGCAGTTCCAACTTATTTAAATCAATTGGTGTTAAAAATTGTCTCGCCATTTTTCTTACCTCCCTTTATGATAAATAAGCCTTTCCCGAGAATGCACTCGAAAAAGTTAGTACTACAGTATTTGCATTTGGATAGTTGTATGACCCCTCAACAACTGTTCCTCCTGAATCAACCACTGTAATATTTGGAATAAATCCCAAACCGTGTGATATCGTCCACGTAGTAGACGGTGTATTTTGTGTATGAATGTAACCTAAGTCTGCAGGGTCAGCCTGACCAGCAGGTCCTTGCGGTCCAGTCTCACCAATAATTATATCTATTTCTTCTTCATTAACAACTACGTTAGAAGTATTTTCAATTATTTGTACGGTTACAACATTTGCCATTATCTAGTCACCTCTGGGGTAACAATAAAAGATCCTTCTATTAATCTATCTATAGTTCCATTTGTAGATTGAATTTCTAAATCATAAACAAAGTTTCCAGCATTGAATGCTGCAGTTGTAGATGCTGATATTAAAAGATCTATTGTTCCAGCACTACCACCAAGAGTAATTCCACTTCCAGATGTTAATGCTACGATTGTTTCTTCAGCATAATGAGTTTCTCTTACTTGAAGTCTTGAACTGTATCCACTTAAGTTTACTGGCACGTCATCAATTTTATAAGTTAGACGGCGATTAAAAGTACTTCCTTGCGGGCATAAAAAATTAACTTTACCTGGGGTCATGGTACTCCTGAAGATGAAGAATCATCTATTCACATTATACCAAACTATTATTTATCAACTATGACTGTGACTATGTCTTTAATGACCTTTAGTTCCCCTGAGATCTCAGAGACTTGTTGTTTCATTTTGTTTTGATCTCGGCGGATATAATCAATTTTGTCAGACATGGATGAGCCACCATTAGGCATTATTTGTCTTTCAATTTTTTCTAATCTTTCTACAACTGTGTCGCCTTTTTTGTTTTTACCTAAAAGTCCTTCAAATCGTCTGGCGATTCCATATCCTGCACTTAAGGCGATAACGATAACTGTTAGCATTTGCCAAGTTTCGGCGAGGGTAGCAAGAATATTCATTTGCATGATACCTTTAATTATAACATTGACTTTTATATTTTATAGCATTATAATTAATATATGACAAAAACAAAAGAAGAAGTTCAATATTATTTAACAGCACTGGATAGATGTGATCGATGCCTAGCCCAAGCCTATGTTCGAGCCACAGGAGTGTCGGGCGAATTGTACTTCTGCGGGCACCACTATGCAAAGGTAGAAAAGTCTATAGGCAAGTGGGCATTCGAAATTATAGATGAACGAGATAAACTCGTAGAAAATAAATTAAAAGGTTCTGCGAATTGAATATAAATTAATATTCGTATATAATATATATACGGTCTGCCCAAGATACAAGAGTGTATCGTTCTGATCGGTTTCATATCCGAGTGGGCAACTAGGGAAGCGGCACTTCCACGTGTCCACACAAATCCACAGTGTCGCTTCCCGCTTCTAAAGTCGGCTAATATGTACCCATCCCTTACCCCCATATCTTACGATATAAATTAAACAAAGGGGGGTATTAAATAAAAGGGTATAAATAATATCCCTATATATCCTTAATAGTCTTATATGCTTTATATATCAAAAGAGAAGTAACTATGAATAATATATATATGGAATCAAAGAGTTTCATTTGAATACCCTCGATTTTATATTTTCTTTTATTTCGACATATAAAGGCAAAATTAAGGGACTTAATGATAGAGATATTAAGAATGTATAGAAGAGGAACATTAGCCTCTAATTACCCCGATTTTAGAACTTACGGAACACATTGTAAGGAGACAGTGAATCTCCCCATAGAGATTTCTTGACATTCCAGTCTTGAGGAAGCATATCTACTAAACCAAGAGTACGAGCACGTCTAATGATGTGTCTTCTTGCTGCTTCGTAGTTTGATGCTCTTCCAACAGATTGGATAGCGTTAGATAGATCTACACGAGTTTTAATTGGAAAAGATCCATCTGGCATTGCTTGGCCCATTTCTGCCATGCGTTGCCTTTCTTGAGAATTATAATCTCTTTTAATCATTGGTTGATAGTTATGTTGCATACTTTTATTATACCCTACCTTTTGTTTTGTTTAATACATATATTACATTGAGATCTATATCCATCAGAGGATTTATTATATTTATCAAATTCTAGATAACTTTTTATTTGTAAACACCAGATACATTTCTTACCCTTGGGGATTTTATTTTCTTCTTTCTTTTTTTCTTTCACTATATCTGCCCCCCCTACCCCCCCATAATAGCATAGGTTAGAAGAAGTTGTCAAATAAAATAAATAACCCCCACGTAACCTACTGGCAGAGGTGGGGGTCTTGGTTCTTAGAGATCATGTCCCTGAAAGATCCTAAAATTTATTATAATATAGTTTTATATTAATTTATAAGTATGAGATTGTAGATATGAAATCATAGATAGTAATATTTGAGGATCATCATTACAAGCACCTAAAGCAGTATTACACTTTAAGCATATTAATCCTCTTACACACCCGCCGCAAGATCTACCAGAAGGACAGCAACTATGGTCGTGGTCAATAGATAGCCTTCTATCACCCTTCTCTGGCCTTTTACAGATAAAGCAGAGATTGTTTTGATCAGATAGCATCTTTTCATATTTTTCCCTAGTAAGACCCATTCTTTTCAACAAAGCATTATATTGTCTTATATCTCTACATTCATCACAATAACTATCAGGATACTTAGATTTTCTATTGAATACCTCGGCAGGAAACAGTTTCTCACAAGTTCTACACTGCCTATGCGTTTCGGTCCTTATAAGCCTTTTAAAGACCATTTCGCCTACGTGTTCTTTCCTATCATACTCAGATACGCAATCCTTACAATAGTGGGCGTATCCGTCCTTTGTTTGCCTTTTAATATGGTACTCTGATAACGGTTTTGTCTGATCACACTTTTTACAATATTTCATAGTCCACCAGTTTACCACAACGATCTCAAAATTGCAAAAATCTGTGTATTTTTCTAAAATGTACGATGCGTGTTTTAAA